TCAGAACGACCAAAAGCAAATTCTCTAGCAATATAAAACTCAAATCCAGAAATACCGAATGCAGGAGTTGATGAGAAGATAAACTCGAAAGTAAATTCATCAACAATACCAACTACGATGTGATTATTGTTGTAAATGTCTTCTGGAGCATTTAATATTCTAACAGTGTCATCTCTGACTAATCTATGCTTCTCTTGAGTCACTACTGTGCATCTTACCGATCCATCGGTTTCTACCTGTCCTAGGGTCGCTGAGTCGCCTCTGAGAGCACGTCTAACATTGTATATGTAACTATCCCATATAGGATCAAGACTATCAAAACCAGGTGCAGCGGGAGTAGTGACTTTTGAGTCTGGTAAGTAGTATTTTCCACCACTATTCAGTTTAACTCCTCTAGTCCCTCCAAATACCTTTAATTGTATCTCAGAACCATCTACATTTGAATATCCAAAGATTTTAAACGCAGCAAACACTTCTTGCCCTGCATCATGTGCTACATTGACTGTTGGAGCAATTGCACGGGTGCATCCAAGGAATTGTGTAACTGTTTTGTCAGTATAACTGATTATTTCGTCTTCTATCCTAAATTTACCATTTGTTTCAGGCCATCCTAGTGTAGAATCGACTGTAACAACATTATCGGTTAAATTAGCACCTAAATCTTGAGATAAGACCGTTTTATACGGAGTTACAAAAGTTCCGAATGAATTATTAGTGTCAACGTCAATTTCATAGACTGATCCGTTTGCTGTAAAGACTTCTACGACTCCTTTTACGTAAATTCTTGCAGCATCGACATTTGGGTCGTTTGGATCCGCATCTTGGTATAAAACTTGTCCTACAAGTTCAATTGGGTCTCCAGAAACAGGAACTGCACGAATAATTTCTCTAGAAGTGTAAAATGCGTCGCTAGGTTTGAATATTCGCTCTCTAGGATATGATACTTCCGACTCTACGCCAAAAAGTGCTCTTAAAACAAATTGAAATGACCTACTTGTGCCTTTTGCCGAGTAAAAGTCCTTAATACGCTTAATTACGGTGCTTTCTGTAACACCAGTTGCAAGATTCTTTGGAAAAGTGTTTAAAAACTGCTCTTTGAACTTTCCAAGCATGTAAAGCGGGAAAATATTGTTCAAATTGACAACTTCAGTGCCTAGAGTGTGTGCAGTAGCAGTTGTTGACTCAAATCTGTACTCATCTTCCAATCCAACTGCCTTTACAGCGTTAAAACCTCGTGCACAACTCTCAAATAACGTTGCACCCTTGCTTTGGTAGTAAATTATCTCGTCATTTATCAATAAAAGTCCTTCTGACGGAAAATCACGTGTAGATTCAACGTCAATCGTTGTAGAAGTAGTTGTAACTGCGGAAATTAGTGTTGTAGTAGTAACTAATTCGCCATAATTGTCAATATTATAATAATCTGCCCAGTTTTGAATTATATCAAAGCAATATCCTTTTAATTCTTGTGACTTATAGTATTCTTTGACAAAATCAATAAACGTAGGAAACTGATCCCTTACAAAAGAAGGAAATTGTCCTGCGATATTGGTTGATATTTTGGATCTCGACTCTGGACTGACTTCTGACGGTACAGGCGGTTGTGTAACCGTTGTAGTGGGCGTCGTCCACGATCCAACTCTCCAAGAACTACTTGTCATATTAGATTAATAGCTAGATTCTGGAATTACACCTGTTCCAGAAAGATTTGAACCACTACTGATAGTATCTTCTACTACAGTAATTACTGAGTTATCTATACCCAGTGTGATATAGGTTTCTCTGAGAGAAACAAGGTCATTTGACTTAGGCACTGCTTTTATCTGTAACGTATTGTTTGCTACAACAGTTGATTGTATGATTAAATCATTAATTACAATTTCACCCATATCATAATCAACAGATCCCCATAATCCATCAATGTATTCAAACTCACCAGTTCCTTTAACGTAATAAAGTCTTAATGTTCCCGCACCATCATCATTCAGATAATAAGTATTGATATCATCACCTACAATCTTGAATCCACTAGAGATAATAGCGGGATCTGTAGATGTTTGTTGATTAACTCTGTTTCCATAACAGATTTTGTAGTTCACACGTTGGTTTAGATCAACTGTAATATTCTTTCTCATCATTATACGAGTAATATTACTTGTAATTGACCTTTCTGAATCGTCAATAATGTTCTGTGCCTTAGAATACTTGAACTTACCACCAAATTTATTGAACTCACCACTAGAATTAAGTGCAGTTAGTGTAGTAATCACAAGATTTTTGATTTCTGCAGGAGTTCTGCGTGTATTATTGGGGTTGTAATACACAAAACTTACCAAATCTACGTATAATATGGATGGATCAATGATTGTAGGTTGAATTGCAGCAACAGAATACTCTCTGAGCTTCTTCAAAACAGAGTTTTTCTCAGAAAGTGATAATTTATCAGCGTTTTTTGGTTTGATTGCCAAAAATACCTTACCAAATTCGGGAGGTTCCGCTTCTTCTCCACCATAACATGCAATAGATGCAACGTTTGGATAGACTTGAGGTACAATTGCCTCATAATCCTGCGTAGAAACTGCTCTACCGAACGCAGAATAGAATTTTGGTGCACTAAATTTGATAGATTCCGTAGTTTCTGGTGCTGATCCTCCGTCTGGGAATGAAACTGCAGTAATTGTAATGCCAGAAGATATCGCATTTCCTACATTATCACGATATGTTCCGATATTTTCAAAAACTTTTAGTCCGTTTGCTCCATTTCCAGATGATGTTGTATATCTTACTGTTACAACATCGCCATTTGTGAGTGCTTTTCCTATAACTCCGTCACCAAATAGTATTTCTGGTATCTGATACTCACTTTCTTCTAAGAAAAATACCTTAGAAGTAGAATCAATCTTAGTAATATCTGTTGCTTGTAGGTATTTCTCTGTAATTGTACCAGAAGTTACCTCTACAATCATGCTTGTAGTGTCAACTTTATCGTTTGTAAGTATAAATCTCTGTCTCTGTGAGGTATCTTTTACAAAAGTATCTGTTAAAAACAGACCTTCAAACAAAACTGTGTTAGAAAATGTTGCAATTCCTGTTAAACTATCTACAGATTGCGATGTATCAGTCGGAATTGAGAAAACAAAGTTGTTATTATCCAATCCTGTGAAGTTCAAAACCAATCCTGCAGAGATTGTGACTGATTTTGGGTAAGGAAATGGTGTTTGTACTGCAATGTCAACTGTAGTGCGTGCTGATCTTGCCGATTTTGGTGTATAACCAATCATTCGAGCAAGTTTTACAACGTTTTCACGCAAAACTGCCGTCTCTAGGAACCCTTCATTGACTGCAAGGTTAGCATTTACCGCTGTATAGTACGTATTGTATGCTAATGTGTCAATAAGCACTGTCAAAGACGAACCTTCAAAGTCATAATCACTAAATTGTGACTGTGATTTTAAGTATTCTTTGATTTGTGCCTTGATTTCATTGAACTCAAGAGCATTGACTTGATTAAATGCCATTATGGTTTAAATACTACACTGATATCATCAAATTTAGGTGAGATACCTAAGATCAAATAATTCACAGAACAGTTCAACTCATTACGATCTGGTTCAAAGTCAACATCTACAGATACTGCTGTAACTCTAGGTTCGTAGATCTCAACTGATTGCTCAATTCTATTCTTTATCTCTAGTTCCATAGTAGGAGTAGAGTTCTCAAATAATAATCCTATTATGTTCCCACCGAAGAATGGGTCAAATGGTTTCTCATAGAAATTGTAAAGAACAATATTCTTGACTGATTCCTTTATTGCAGCTTCGTTCTTAAGTGCCAAAATATCGTTGGTCACTGCATTCTTTTCAAATGTTAAAGAGAAATCCCTAAAGGATTTCGATATCAAAGACATCTCGAACGAAACAATTCTTTATCAATTGTTATTTATACTCGTTTCTCGAAAGGTTTACGTTTCTTACCCTGTCTGTCACTACGAGGATCGGTAATTAAGTATCTACAGTACTCATTACCATGATCGTAGAAGTGATCAGACATGTCGACAGGAATGTTAGCATTCCTTTTACCATCTACAATTCTATTTGCCTTGGCCACGATACCTCTTCTTTGCCTTGTTCCTAGACGTGGCACTATACTTCGTGTGTTGACCACGACCTTGTGCTGTTTTCTTTGGTTTCGATTCGATACTGTTACCAGTGTTCCATGTCATTGCCATAAATTAATTCATCCTGCGAATACGTTTGGTGATCCTGCTGCAACTGCTGTGCAACCACTTATTCCATCTCCTACTCTACCACAACCTTTGCCATTTACAAAGACTGTTGAACTTCCTGTAGCTATTGATGCTGAGTGTGGAGGACACACAGGAGCAGGAGGAGGAAAAAGATGTGTAGTGTTACTGTCTCCCTGACGAGAGATTCCAATACCATTACAAAAGACATTAGAAGATCCCCCTGCTCTGGTCATACCAGTACAATGAGTTACGTCTGCGTCTCCTATTCGGGTTACTGCGGGCATTACTTTCTTTCCCTTGCTACAAGTTCATGTAAGTATTCTGTATATTTACTCATTGCGATGTGTTCTGCAACGCTATGAGGTTCGGGTGGTGGTGTCGGATTAAACTCGATCAAATGATCAAACTCATCGGGAAGGTCACCACACCTATCGAATTCGAGGAGTTTTCCCTCGTCCTTGATTACGAACTTTCCTTCAAGATCGTCCATTGGATTTATCATAATACTCCTAGTTATTTAGAGACCTACGCGGGGTTAACGCGGTTATTACCAATTCGTATCATCAACCTCTGTCAATCCACCGACAGTATATTCGACTATTTCTGTTATCGTCTTATCGTGCTCAAGAACAACATCAACGAGTTTCTCATAGTGTCCATCGTCAGTTCTCTTCATGAGGAGTTTAGAGTTAGATACTTTTCTCTCTAAGGCATCCAACCTCTCTAATATCTCATCATACTTTCTATCTGTATGTGTATGGTAGTCGCCTGACATGAATCCTCCTAGTCTTGTTTAATGTCAAAGTGCCATTTGATATGTTTAATGTAATCAAATGTATCTCCTATGTCCTTATCGCAATCTGTTTCATACTTTCTATCGCAGAGAAACTTACGTAAATCGTAGATACTGTCATATGTACCTACTTCGTCGAAAGAATCGTCATATAGAACGTATCGCATAAGAGAAAAGGGATGTAGATTTATTTATTATATCTTGAAACTAACACAATGTCAAGTGCAAAGATATCCAACAACATTGTCTGGTAGGTCCTCCAAAGGTATCATAGGTCTTGTAACTACTCCTCTCATATTGTCTGCAATCTTCTCTTTCTTCCATTTAGTGTATGCTTCTTTCTGACACCAGATGTCATAGAAGATCTCCATGTCATCAGTAACCTCTGTAGGATCAAACCATCTCTGGGATAACTTCTCATAGGGACGTTTCTTCATATATTCAATATCGACTCCAACACGTTCTCTGGAACATGCTACAACACAATATGTGTGGGTGTCAGATTTATTCCAATGGACGTTGATAGGTTCTACACAACTATCTACAGGTTGCCTTGCAATAAACTCTCTGAGGGCAGCACGAGTCATTGCCTTACCATTATGATTAGGTTCATCTATGTTTGTGAAGAGGAATACCATAGTAGACCAATCCTTTGTTTCAAAAATTACCTGTGGCATTTTTTACTAGGAAATTTTTTTATTTTTTCGCTCGCGTTACCCATACTTTATAGATTAGGTCTCTGGGACTCCTTTAAAACGACCCCCCCGCCCACGACTGGGTTAGGGGATGCCCTCGGTCTCGCGAGTCTTAGGACTTCGAGGGCATCAAGTGGACTTATGTGTGTAGAGGTTCGACTTAAAGAGACTAAGACCATTAACTGTGGTAATGCTTCCACAAATGCGTTGCTCACCCATGCCTACACACTGCCACGTTCTAGAATGGACA